CCATAAGGCGGGTCAGTAAACACCATATCCGCTTTCCGTCCATCCATCAACCGCTCCACCGCGTCAATGCTCGTGCTATCCCCACACATTAGCCGATGGTTTCCGAGCTGGTAGATCTCTCCAAGTTTGGTTGTTGGGTTGACTGGCGGCTCTGGGATGGGTAGCTCGACGACCTCCTCTTCTGTGTCAGTAAGGAGGTCGTCAAGTTCTGCGTCGCTGAATCCTAAAAGTTGAAGGTCGTACTCCTCTATTTTGAGCGCTTCGAGCTCTTCGTGAAGAAGCGCTTCATCCCAGCCAGCGTTAAGTGCGATCTGGTTGTCTGCGATAATATAGGCACGCTTCTGGTTTTCACTGAGGTTGCTGAGGCGAATACAGGGAACCTCTGTCATTTTAAGGCGGGCGGCTGCCATAGTGCGTCCGTGTCCAGCGATAATCATTCCGCTGTCGTCGATAAGTACAGGGTTTGTCCAGCCGTACTCTACAATTGAGGCTACTACCTGCGTGATCTGCTCTTCTGAGTGGGTGCGGCTATTGCGGGTGTAGGGGGTGAGCTCTTTAAGCGGTATCTGTTCAATCTGCATGGTGGGGAGGCTCCTGTTGAGTTATGCTGTGACTTCTTCTATTTTTGAGTTTATAGCCCTACTAGCGGCGCTTAGGGCGTGTTCTATGTGATCTGCTAGTAATGCGTGGATGCGCTCCTCGTTATGCTCTACAGAGAGTTCTGGGGCGATCTGATCGGGTATGCGTTCGAGCTGGGTGCGTAAAATTGCGCCTGCGTTGGCGGCGATGGCTCGTACTTCTACTGTTTCCATTACGCTGCCCTCGGCTTTTTTGTAGTCTAGCTCTGCAGATTGGGCGTCTGCTTTCATTTTTCGGGCGCGGTAGAGGTTGAAGGCGATAGCTGCGTTGGCGGTTTTTTCGTCCTGACTGACAATTTTGGCGGCTTCTGAATTTTGGGTGGCACGGTGCGCATCCCATCTCTCTACTACATCATCCCTGTTGTGATCTCTATTCTGCTCTATGAGGGCGATTGAGGGCTCTACATCTACTTTGTCGTCAACCATTACCAACTGCCCTGCTTGTTTAAGCTTGGTGATGTAGGATTTAGCTTTGCCGATATGGTTTGCGAACTCTGTTTGATTTAAAAGCATAGTTATTCCGTTGGTTGATTATTTTGCTGAGGGTATGTTGAGGGTATGCTGAGGGGTAGTGCTGAGGGGTAGCAGTAGTTAATCATCTGTTTTATTTATCTTTTATTTTTTGCTGAGGGGTGCGAGGGTACATATATATGTTTTTTTTATAAAATAATCCATATTATATATATACACGCGTGCGCGTTATGCCCCGTCAGCACCCCTCAACACTATCAACAGTCCTGCTCTGGGCGTGAGTTGCGCTGTTTCGTACCCCTCAGCATACCCTCAGCAGCCCTCAGCAAAATGGGCGTTTTTCTATTCATGGTTAGTCTCCTGACTGAATTTAAAGTCTAAAGTGCAGCGTGTCATATACTGCACCTTTGTCTCGTCGGCTCTTTTCTGGTACTTCTCTTCTAATTTTTCGTGAGGAATTAGGATCACTCTGGGTCTTTTGGCTTTTTTTCCGTTGCGCTCGTCAAGAAAACTCTCATAAGCGTGCTGATCTGCCTTTTTGTAGCCATCTTCTTTGCTGACTGCACCTATGAACAGATTGGACTCTCTGGGGAAGCGCACGCCGTTGGTTCGACACCAGCGCAGATATACTTGATAGAGATCCATAGTTTTGCAGTGACAGATAGGCACGCCGTCCACTTCTCCACTAGTCCATGAGAGCAGGAAGCGTTGCGGGGAGTCCATTCCAAGCAGAATTAGGTCATCTTTTGCCTGTGTGTGCGGCGGCTTAGAATGGGTGGTGAAGTCACCGAGATCAAGATTAAGTAGATAGTCGTGAAGCGCTGCGATAGCGTTCTCATTTTTAAGTGAATATGCGACCTCACTATAGAAACTTAGATCCATTTTTGGAGGGGTGCGCAGTACAACATAACGCCGATCGTCTTTATCAATTGCCAGCGGCATGTGCTCATTTGATAAAAACACAAAGTTAACATGGTTGCGCTCTTCATAAGCTGCTACATTTTTAGTGTTGATGATGATGTTGTCGCCTGTCACCAAACCTTTGAGCCTGTTTTTGGAATGGTAGACTTCGGAGCGTGCCAGCACTTCATCTGCAATCATAAAGAGTTTGCGTGATGCCCAGTCCGTAAACTGTGAATCAATTGTTGGCTGGTCGATGATGCGGGCGTACTCTCCATATATTTTTGCGTAGGCTTCAAAAAATAGGTTTTTGCCTGTACCTTGTCCACCGTGAAATACGAGTGCGGTTTTCATCTTTTTGCCGGGGTTCTGAATTGGGTATGCGAGCCACTTGAGAATCCAATTGTATACTTTCATCTCTGGATCTTTTTCATAGTTGCAGAGGTACTGCAGAAGATCTAGGAGTAGTTCGGGATTGCCCTTGTCTGGTTTTGTGGGCCAGCCGCCCCAGCCGTTGCAGGTGATGTTGGGTTGATCGCCAACGGGGTCGAACCCGACATTCTCAATCTGTACTTGTTTGATTCCCTCTATTTCTGCTCGCTCTTTCATTAGTCGCCAGCCACGCTCTACCATCATATCCTGCGCATCTGATTTTGAGATAAGTCTGCGCAGGTCGTGGTCAAAAATTGTTCCGTTGCCCGGTATAACTAAACTAAACCTTTCAAGCGCCTGATCTACAGTAACTAAACTGACTCGACCATTTCCCCCGCCCCCCGAGGTGGAGAGCCCCGCACTAGGAGCACCTAGCGCAGCTCGATCACGCCAGCCTAATTCGTCAATCTTAACTTCCAGCTGGTTGCGGACCGCTTCAATACCTGCTATTTTTGCTAGATCATTGAAGTCAGTGTCGCCTTTTATGCCTTGTTCTCTGTCTGCTCTATGCTGTTCACCAAAATCAGGGAGTATATAGGCTCCTGAGACTGACATTGCGGCTCTGGATGCGTTAGTTTGCCCTATATTGTTGATATCATCGTCTGCGCAGATTAAAAAGCGGGTGTTTTTGTAGCGTTTCTTGATATTTTCGGTCGCTGGGGTGATGTTACCTGCATCCCAAACCACCGCAACAGGGAGATTTGTTGCGTCGTGAAGGGTTGCGGCTGTTGCGTAGCCCTCTGCGATAAGACATATCCAGGTCGGAATCCCTCCAAACTGAAAATAAGATCCCTTTTTTGCGAGTCCGTGTGGCCAGAAGTCTTTGTTTCTGCCCTTTTTCTTGACCGTTTCCTTGTTGCCGTGAATGATCTGCAGGCCTACGATCTCTTTTTTCTCGCCCGTCATTGGTAAAACGAGTGAGTCAGCTGGTGAGAAGCGTGCGCCAGGATACCATTTCACCCCTTTTTCTGCTAAATATGGGGATTCGCCGCTGTCGCTGCAGCGGTTGAACATTTTTTGCGCAGCATGAGCGGCTTTAGTTGCCTTGCGGTCACGCTCTGCCTCTGCCTGTTTTTTGTTCTCCACCATCTTTTTAGTGATGGAGGCCCGCTCCTCTTTTGTGATTGAGTGGCCCTTTATGTCTACTTTTTGAGTACCTGCACCATCTTTCCAATTTCCGTAAGTGCCGACATAGAGTTGATCGCCCTTTTCGGTGATGATTTGATGTATTTTGTACCATCCTGACTTTGTGCCAGCGCGGTCGCCAGGTGCTTTAACTCTGATTATCCTATCTAATACAAGCTCTTCAACTTCGAGCCCGTAGGTTGCCAACTGCTCTAGGCAGTTTTCGTAGTTTGATTCACTCATCGAGCGGTCGCCAGCGCTTGCATTAATGTCTTTTCAAAATTCTTTTTAAACTTGGAGGCGACTACGCCCTGTGCGATCTTGTAAAAAGGGAAGCGTTTTTCATAATTGACAGAGCTTTCAAAAGCGACCATCAATTTAACTCCCTTGTTGCGCTTGCCTCCGGTGCGCAGCCAGACTCCAGATATTCCATTAATTGTGGCGATGAACTGCTTCTTCCCTTTGACCAGACCTTTGCGGCGGCCCGCAATATTTCCAAATTTGTTTAGTTTTTTATTGCGGGTCGGGACTCCGATCTTTCCTCCAACGCCAGCACGAGTGCCGCCCTTGACTTGATACTTTAAATATTGCGCCTGAATATCTCTGATAAAAACTCGTGCTTCGAGGGTGCTTTTTTTGGCTGGGGTGATTGCTATTGAATTTTGAGTAAATTTTGTTGGTCGATCTAACTTTTTAACCAGCTGCACTGTCTCTGCTTTTTGAACATCTTTTGCCGTCAGTGTTAATGCTTTCGCAGTTGCAAACGGAACCTGTTTGCGCTGGATTCTGCTGAGTTGGCGCTCAACATCTCTAATATTTGATCTCACATCTATACTTACCATATCATCCTCTCTTTAATATGCTGCTTCTATATGTCGCTAAATGTCAATATATACTGCTATCTTCTTTTATCTTCGCTCATCTTCGGTTATCGTGTTCACTATATACAGGGTCGCTACGCTAAAAAAAGACCGCGCCTCGAATTACC